TGCTTTAGATTCAATGAGAAATGGCTCTAACAGATCATCAGCATTTGAAATAAAAGCTGATATGACTGTTGCGGCTGACTTTACTGGTGATGTAATACCACCACAAAGAATACCAGGATATAAATTCGATCCTACAACGCCACAAAACATCAGACAACTTATTCCTATTGGTTCAACTAATAGTGATGTTGTAAGATATGTTAAAGAAAGTGGATATAGTAATGGAGCAGCGGCTGCGGCTGAGGGTTCAACACTAGGTCAAACTGACTTTGACATGACTGCAACTGATGCTAATGTTAGAAAAATTGGAACGTATTTAAGAATATCTGATGAGATGTTACATGATACGCCTCAAATTTCTAGTTACCTATCAGCTAGAGTACCGGCAAAATTAATGGAGGTTGAGGATGACCAAATCCTTGGCGGAAATGGATCAGCTCCTAACTTAGATGGTTTCTATAACTCAGGAACTAACTTTGATGTTTCATCTAATGGTAAATTTTATCAATCAGTTGAAGCGGCAAATGAATTTGACGTATTAGTTGCGGCAATCAACCAATTACAGATTGCTAATTACAAAGCTGATTATATTTTACTTAACCCAACTGATTTTCATAAAATCCTATTATTAAAAGATAGTAATAATAACTATCTAAAGGATCAAGTTTATCAAGGGTTACAACCTAATTTCTTAGGTGTGCCAATCGCTGTAAATAACGAAGTTAACCCTGGAACATTCCTAGTTGGTAACTTTGGCCAAGCGGCTCAATTATGGGTTAGAGATAACGTATCTGTTGAGTTCTTTACAGAGGATGGAACAAACGTAAGAGATGGATTTGTTACTGTAAGAGTAATGGAAAGAGTTGCACTTGCAACATACTTGCCAAATGGTATTATCGATGGAACATTCAGCACTGCAAAAGCAGCACTAGAAACACCATAATAATAACTATTATACTAATTAAAGGGGTATTTATTACCCCTTTTTTTATGGAGTAAAGTGAAATAATAATAAAATAAATGCAAAATATATTTGTTATTTAAAAAAATTCTTTTATATTTGGAGTATAATTAAAAACAAAACAAAATGACAAAAATTAAATTTACATTAAAACAATTAAAAATTATTGATTCAGCTATGGAAGTTATTGAATATAGTGGAATAAAGTTAAGTTCTGACAAATACAAAATAGCTTTACAAATAAAAAACAAAATAAGAAAACAATATCACAAACAAAATAATTAATAACAATGGGAGTGTAACAGCTCCCTTTTTAAAACAAAACAAAATGACAGAAAATTTAAAAAAGTATTTCACAGAAAAAGAGTTAAGATTTATGTGGAAAACAATCGGAGATAATTGCAATCCAGTTTTTGACAAAGGAACAGAAAAACAAAAATTAACTTTGTCAGTTATGAAAAAATTAGAAAATTATTAATATAAATTTTAAAACAAAACAAATGATTAAAAAATTCTTACAACAAAATCCAAATAATTGGAAATGGCTATTGAGCTTTTATTTAGTAGCAACTATAATAATGATTCTTTTAACTGTAAAAATATAACTATGCCATACAAAGAAAAATTTATACATAATTTAAATAAAACTAAAAGGCAAAAGCAATATGAAAGGAATGTCATCAACAATGTATTTAAAAGCTATTCAAAAGGTTTAATCACAATAACTAAAGAAAATGAATAAACAGCGTTTAAGGTACTTTTTAGCGTTTCTCTTGCTCTTTCTAGGGTTTAGGGTTATATTGTTATCATCCGACTTTTTAACAGCTACAATATTAATTATTTTATCAATCTCAGTATTATCAAACAACAATGAAAATGATTAAAATTGATGATATGATTAATAGTTCTATTGATCCAAAAATATGGAAAGAACTCCCAGCAATTAAAAAACTTGAGATTTTTAAGTTAGCATCACAAATTGAAAAGATAGTACATTCACATAATAGTTTTCATTTATAATTGTTTTGTTTTAATCTAAAGTGAATGTTGAAAAACCGATTATTAATTTAGTCGGTTTTTTTTATATCTTGATTGAGTGAATCAAAACCAACAAGGTTGTTATTGCGAATATCTTTTTACAGCAACCGCCATGAAAAATGGTTTTAATGTATCGATGCCTTTACTTGATGCCTCTTATTACGATTGTATTTTGGAAAAAAACGGTAATCTATATAAAATACAAATTAAATATGTTAGTAATACAAGGGTAAAAGGTGAACACAACAAATATTCAGAGCAAATTGTTTTAAGGAGAGAGGGTAAATGTTATAAAAAAAAGTATGTTGATTACTTTGCTATTTATATGGAAAATTTAAAAGGATTTTTTATTATTAAAAATAGTGAACAAAAAACTATTCGATTGAGAATTGATGGCCCATATAAAGAAAATTTTGATAACTTTACATTGATTTCATAAATAAGTTTAAGGTGCCATTAGATTAAAACCCTAGTGGCACTTTTTTTTTATCTTTACATAAAATATTCATTATGAAAATAAAATTATTAATATCTATTCTTAAAGATGGCAAAAGACACAATGAGGGTGATGAAATTAATTTAAGTCATGAACAGGCAAAATTATGGATTGCTAAAAAATGGGCAAAATCTATAATTGAAAAAAAAGAATCAAAAATTAAAAAAGAAACTAAAGAGTTAAAACTCGATTCAAAAGAAACCAAAAATGAGGCAAGTAAAAATTAATTCAACAACAGGATCAGAAATCGTATCATCCGCTGATTTAAAACTATTTGCAAAAATAGACACAACCGCTGATGATGCAATTATTGCTAGACAAATAACACAATCTCGAATATGGTGTGAGAATTATATTTCAAGAGATATTGTTGCTAAGAATAGATCTTATTACTTAGATGAAACTAATGGAATTTTTGATATACCCTTTGGTCCTGTTGCCTCAATATCTAGTATTCATGCCGATGGTGTGGCTTTAACGCACACAAATATAGGTTTAGACAAAGAAACAATTGAGTTGGATAATGGATATGCTCAAAAAGTGACTGTCGTTTATATAACCGCTGGATTAGATGATTCATTATTGCAACAAGCCATTTTACAATTAGCTACAACCTATTATGAAAATAGAGTTGATTGGATTTCTGGTGCAAGTATAAATGAAGCTCCAACCGATGTTAGGGATGTTTTAAATTCATATAAAGCAATGTTTCTATAATGAACCCTGGAAAATTAAATACTAGAATTGTAATAAAACAATTAACTAAGACATCTGATGGATTTGGTGGTTTTCAAGCCGGTAGCACTGATTATATATCTATTTGGGCAAACTATAAACAATTAAAAGGTCCTAGATCATCAGAGAATGGGCAAAGACAAACAAAAACCGATGTTGAATTAATATGCCGAACAAATACTATTGATTTTATAGATGATAATATTAACAGCAATTGGTTTTTTCAAGTTGAGGGCGAAAGCAAAGATTATAGAATTAGTGATATTTATGAATCTGATTATAAAAATTATACTACAATAATCGGCGTAAAAGTTGGATCATGAGTGCAATAAATATAAAAATTGATAAAAGAGATTTAGCTAGATTAAGTAAAAAAATCCAATTATTAAAAAAAGAATCTACAACTGAATTATCAAAAAACATAGCTCATGCGGCTGTATTTATTCAAAACAAAGCTATTGAAAAAGCTCCAAAAGATACTGGTAATTTGATGCAGTCAATTGGTAGTGAGGTGAAAGGGAAAAGTGCTGTAATATTTGCTAAGGCAAAATATGCTCCTTATCAAGAGTTTGGAACTGGGACCAGAGTAGATGTTAAAGATGCGGCAAAATTAGGAATACCACCTAGTGAAATAAAAAGATTATATAAAGGCGATGGAAAGCGTAAAGTAAATATAAATCCACAACCATTCTTTTTCCCAGCGGTTAGAATAGGATTAAATAAATTACTTAAAGACATTGAAAAAGATTTAAAAAAATTAACTAAATAATGAAAGATCCAATTAAATTTATTAGAAAAAAGATTTTCAACGCTTGTTCTGGATCAGTTACTTTAGATGGTAATAATGTATTGTTTTATAACAGGGTGCCATCAGATACAACTTATCCTTTTGTTAGGGTTTATGGTTTATCTACTAGCCAAATAGATGACAATCAATCTAAATACAATGTTGAATGCATAACTAGAATCGAGGTTGTAACTAGATTTTTGGGTGATGTTGGGGGTGATTTAGATGCCAATGATATAATGACACAAATAATGAATTTATTAATAACTAAAAACCAAAGTGCATTTGATTTAAGTGCTGATAATTTTAATTGTTATGCGGTTACAAATAATGGCGTTACATATTTACAAGATGATTTAACAGATCACACATATTTTAGGGCCATACTTGAGTTATCAAATAAGGTTGAACAAATAAGTTAAAAAAATGGAAATACAAGACATGAAATTATATTCTTTAAATACTTTAGCGCTAGGCATATCAATGACCAATATTGAGGTTTCATTAAGAATAATTTTATTAGTTGTCACGATAGTTTATACAATAATGAAAATTAAAAATAATAAAAATAAAAAATGAATTTAGCATTAATACATCCATGTCCGATTTGCATAAGTGTAGTTGTTATATTATACCTAATACATAAATTTTATTAAAATGAGTAAGGAATTAAATGAGGATAGCAAATTTGAAATTAGTATTAAAACATTGATTGCCATTGGAGTTGGTTTATCATCATTAATTGGAATGTGGTTTGCTTTACAAGCGGATATTCAAGAGGCAAAAGAATTGCCAGAGCCAGAGATTTCTAGGACTGAATATGATTTAAAAGATAAATTAATTCGAGAAACTATCATGAACACTGGAAAAAAAGTTGAGGAAAATAGTGATGCTCTTAAAAAAATAGATGATAAATTGTTTGAAATAATTAGTAAATGAAAAAAATAATATTATGTGTGATATTTGTATTGGTTGCGGTTTGTGCTAAAGGTCAAGAGATTACAGTTTTCCAAATAAATGCGAAATGGAATGCTAAAAATACTTATGATCTAAGTTTTGTTAAAAATGCTAAAATTAAATATGGTTGGCTAAGTGACCAATCAGCTGATATTAAAAATAGCATTAGTGCGGTTCCTGTTATTGCTATAATCGATAAAAATGGTAAAACTAGGATGCAATACGTTGCGGATTTATCATTTAAAATTCAAGCGACTGAAAATGAAATACAGGAAATTATAAATAAATTAAATACACCTATTAGGAGGGCAACAAGTAATTAAAATATAAATTATGATAAGTCAACATATTTCAGAAAAAGAGGCGACCAAAAGCATAACAGCTATGCGATTAGGTTTGGCAAATACTCCAGATGGTAATATTTTAACCAATATGAAATCAATTGCTGAGAATATATTTGAGCCACTAAGAAAATGGGTGGGTGGTCCAATAAAGATAAACTCTTTTTATCGCTCAGAAACGCTTAATAAAGCCATTGGGGGATCATCTAAAAGTCAGCACTGTGAGGGTAAGGCAATGGATATTGATGACATTTATGGGCATAAAACAAATGC